CTGTAGGCAAGCTCCTCGCCGGCCACCTTCACCTTCGGCGACCAACCGAGCGTGATCTTGGCGAGGAAGCGAGTGCCCTGGGCAGCAACCTCGGCAGGGGCAAGCGGAGCGGCGCGCTCCCCTGCCACAAGCTCCTGGTGCAACTCGTGACGGGCAACGGCAGCCCGCTCGCTGTCGGGCCCCGCCACGCGGATGGACAGACCGGTGAGGGTCTTCCCGTCCAGTCCGACGATGGGCACGTCGATGCCGCTATCCTGGCGCTCTATGGCCGCGTCGAACGCTGAGAGGTCCACCGTCTCGGTGGCCGTCTGGCTGGCAGCGCTGCTCTTTTTCATGCGGTTACCCCTCACGCCGCGGCCGTCGGAGCGACGGTGACCACGTTCGAATTGATCTCGATCGTGGCCTGCATCAGGCGCGTCGTATTGGCGCCGCCGCCCTGCTCCTGAGCGCCCATGACGAGGCCGAGGAAGTATTTCTCGGTGCCGGCCGCGACGCTGGTCGCAGTGTGGACGCCGCTCTGGGATCCGGAGGTCGTGATGGCCGAGCCGCCGTTCGTCGTGGATAGCGTGAACGTGTCCTCGTCGGGCACTGTCTTCACATAGTAGGTCGTGCCGGCGGTGAGACCGGTCGGCAGTGCACCGGTGGTCGCGAAGCTGATGCGATCGCCGACCGTGAACGGATGATCGACCCAGGTGACGACACCTGGCGCTGCGATCGTGATCGTGACGGTATGCGATGCCGCGGGCGGCTCATCGTCGAATACGATCTTGAAGGGCAGGCCAGTTCGAATTGCCGTTTGAAGCAGCGATGAGCGCTACCTGCCCAGCATCCTCCGCAATCACCGCGAAATTGTTCTGCATCGACCCGGCATTGCGGACGCCCTTCTGCTTCACGGTGCGGCCGCGGTTGATAAGGTCGGTCGAGATCAGGGCTGCGCTGTCGCCAATGGCGCCCATGTTCTGCCAGCCATCGACTTCCTGCCAGGTGACGCCGGAGAAGTCGGCCAGCTCGAGGTCGTCGTTCGCTACCGACATGGCCACAGTCCCGATATGGAACTTCGACCCGGCTACGGGATAGAGATCGCCCATGTGGGCCTCCTATGCTGATGATGCCTTGCCGAAGGGCGATTAGGCGGAAGGCGAAGCCGCGCGGCGCTCGCCTCGAAATTCCACGGCTCCAGATATCTGTTCGACCCTGATTTCATTGCCGTCCAGCAACAGATGGCCGTCGCCGGCGCGAACGCACCGCGTGACTATCCCTTGCTCATCGTCAGCCTCAATGGCATCCGACTGCGGCTGCCCATCCAACAAAACCAACGGCGCCGTCAGAAAATAGAGCGCCCAGTGGCAATTCGACTTCGGGTCTGCTGATATGCGCATGATCATTGCCTTGGGGGACAGGATGGATACTGAGGAGTTTTTCGAAGACGTCAGCGCATTGAGCAGCCAGCTCTACATGGCGCGACACCAAGATTTTCGGGCTCTCATGCGCCGTTTGTTCAAGACTTTTGAGACGGCACCCCGACCGATCGCCGATCGGGTCGCATGGCTTAGAAGTCTGTCGAGCGAGGAGGAAGTGATGACCAAATTCCTCAGGCCCCAGAGCGGAATGGGCGCCGGACGGATCGACTGGCCAGACGAGCGCGAGCATCGCCTTGGGGCTCAACTGGCGCTGCTCTCTCAGTTCGCTGACGGGCGTGTTGAAGGGTGGAACTTCGCCCACGACTACTTCGACGCCTCGTCTCGCAACGTAGATGAAATTCTCAACGCGATGACGCAGGGCCTAATTCAACCGATGCTTGATGAACTCGAGCGCTACCTACGCAGAAACCTGGACAAGCCGGTGCCTAAAATTGGCTCGCTGACTGTGCCAGCATCAGATCGGGTCGTCGGGCTGGACCACAACTCGGCCGGATACACCGGCACGGTGTCCGCACTTGATGCGCTAGAGGCTGCGGTAGTTGCCTCTAACTCCATCGCGGATCCAGACAAGGAGCGCGTCGTCTCCGAACTCGGGGCCAGTCAGCGCCTGTTGAAGTCTCGTACGGTGCGCATCGCGGCCATCGGCGCTGTGCTGGTACCTGCTCTCACTTGGCTGGTCGACATCACGGCTGGTACCGCCGTCGGGTTGGCCGTTGAAGCGCTTATTGAGCAACTCAAACTGCTACTCCCCATGCTGTTCAGCTAAGCCCAGCACTCCCAGTTGATCATGACCGGGATCTGCACAGCAGCATCTTCAATGATCAGGTCACGAACGTCCGGGCGCTTGGCGATCCGCACCGTGACGGCGCCGGATCGAAGCTTGAGGTCGCAGGGGAAGTGATCGGCAACGGCCGCCGCCCTCGCTCGTGGATCCGCTTCGCCCTGCCCCTTGGTCCAATAGACGGACACCTGCAGCAGACCCAGATGCTGATGCGGCCCGTCACTGTCGATCGTCACACGATTGGCAACGTTCGGGACGAACTGGACGCGCAGATATCGATGGTTCGCCGGCGGGGTGAACACGAGGTTCGGATAGGCCACCGGCATCGCGGGCGTGAAGACAAGCGACGCCACCCGCGCCATGAGCGCGTTGAAGATGTCGGTCTCGATCGCCATCAGAGCCCCAGCCGGGATTTCACTTCAGCCGCTTTCGCGGCGACGATTGAGGACCAGCGCTGAGCGACCATGTCGACCCATGGCCGGCCCGGTCGCCCATTGGCGCCGTAGTGAACGTGTGCGCCATAGTTGGCGGTGTAGCCTAAATAGATTGTGTCCCCGACGTCGGCGCCTGCGATCACCAGGATGATCTCACCAGCATCCGCCATGAATGTACCGCCTGGGTTCTCCAGCGAGAGGACCGGCATCGCCGTGGTCGACGCCCTCAGGCTTGCAGCAAGAAACCCGGTGTCCCTCGGAACGAGCGTGTTGAGTTGGATCACCAGCTCCTGCACGCTTTCCTTGAACACCGTCTCCAGCGCCATGGGCACCTTGCGCGCCCAATCGCCGACGGTCGCCGCGAAGGTGCTCATCAGTTGGCCCGCTGCCGCAGGAGCTTGCCGGTGTAGTCGATCCGATATTCTGCCTGGCACTTGCAGCCGAGCGTGTGTCTCGCCGGCACGCCCTCAGCGTGAGGATGCATGATTGGCGTTCCGTCAGGAGCGATGAACGGCTGATCAAAGTGCACCGTCTGCCCCGCCATGGCGACGTGCTGCATGCGAGGATGCTCCGCCGTCGTGTGGCGCCAGGTCTTCGTCACGAGTTGCGGGTCGACATCGCCCTTGGCGATTGCCTGCCGGAACGCTGCATCCCTCGATGCACCAAGAGCCGTAAATGTCTCGTGCAGCGCGATCGTGTCGGCGCGCAGCTTCAGGTACGAGTCCGACAGCCGCCCGGTCACACGATCAACGCTGGCCCGGTCAAGGCCCTTCCCTGCCTCCAACGCCTTCCTGATCGAAGCATCGAAGCGCTTGTCGCGCCGCTTCAGTTGCAGATAGGCGCGCATGCCCTCCACATCGCCGGAGAGCAGCGCAGCACGGGCGCGCTCGACCGCCGACAGGTGTTGGGCCGACAGCCCGATCACCCCGCCCTGACGCGTCCCAGTGACCCGAGACACACGCCCGACAAGGTCGAGTGCGGTGCGGGTCGGGTTGTCCCCGCGCATCAGCCCGGCCGACAGGATCGTGCGGGCATTGTCCCGCTGCTCCTCGGTTAGGCTGGTGACGAGCGCCGCACTATGCCGGCGCAGCCATTCCTCGCTCTCCGGGTCACGGACATTCCAACGGAACATGACGCGGTGCCCTTCCGGATCACGCAGGCGCATGTCCTCGACGGTGGCCAGCCCACCCGCATTGAACGCGTCGGCTATCGCCGTATCGAGCCCGCCGAAGGCTTCCTGCTCGATCCTAAGCACATCCACTGCCCCGCCGACGTCGCCCCGCTCCAGACGCTCGACGAGCAGCTTGATCGAGATGGCCGAGCGGATGCTGCTCACCGCATCGAGGAAGGCGCGCCGGATCGTGGGTTCCAAGGACTCGACCAGAAGGGCGATCTGCTCGCGAGCCGTGAGACGCTTGAGCATCTACGATTCGCGGCGCCAGTTGATAGTGAGCTTCCCGCCATGGTCCTTACTATCTAACGTCGGCTCGATTGACGAGATAGCGTCAATAGCCTTCAGCTGTTTCAAGAGCGCATCCCGGTCGTCCTCTTGGAACTCCGCCCCAATTACCGGCAAGAGTTCACGCGCAACGCGCGAAATGCTGTTGGCCTGGACTTTGACCTTTTGTTCTACCTTCCCGCGCAGCACATAGATCTGCGTTCCAATCGAGAGTAGACTGACGCCATGGGCACCAAAGTCCAAGGTCGTCTCAACGTCTGGAAATCCCAACGTGCTAACCAAGCCACTGTCGCGCAAGAGCTTCAGGTCCATGAACCGCTGACCGGTGGCAGAGCCGACCACCATGCCTAGGTCGCCGACAACGATTCCTAGGCGTCTCTTAGCCGCAAGAGCCGTCTCCTGATCCAGCGTCGACAGAAACTGGAGCGTCAGGAGAGAGTAGGAACTCGGCTTGCGAATCTCACCAGCGAGTACACGGGCCCACGTTTCGCGCAGCTGCTCCGAACTTGCCCTTGAAGCATGCTCTTCAAATACATTGAGCCAGTCGTCACTGGGGCCGGCTGAAGATTCAGGTGCCGGGTCTTCTTCCAGTTGCTTCACAGCTTCTCGCGCCACGGCCTCACGGTTCTGCTGGTCTCGGTATGCGCGGCCCAGCAAGTTGTCGAGGCCGCGTTCCAGCAGTTTAGGATCGCTCAGGCCGAGTTCAGCTGACTTGGCAGAAAGAGTTTGCATCACTTTAGTTCTAGCTTCCGTGGTATCTCGAATGCCTTGGGCCTTCTGCTCCAGCCATGCGGCCGGAATGTCGGTCGCACCCGCAACCAGGCGACTAATGGCTTTTCCTGCCGGCCCTGCTAGCAGCTGCGGCAGTCCGCCCTGCAACAGTTCAGCCCAGGAATTTACCTGCGGAACTTTCCGATCATCGTCGCTCAATTTCGCGTTCCCCCAACAACATTAGGGAACGAAACCTCATTATTTGCGCAACGGCTAGGTTCGAGCTCTCAAACGCACTTAATTTTGTCTGGGCGCTACGACGCCAGATCTACTTCGTAAAGCACGGCGATGCCGGCCGGCGCCGTCGGACGTACCTCGACGATGTCGTGCCAGAACTCCGCACCCTCGGTGAACTCGGCGGTGACGCCCACCGCGACCCGCTGCCCCTTGGTCGGCTGGGCACCCGCGGCGCTGATTATCAGCGTCCTGCGCACCTCAAGCACGGTCATGCCGGCCTGATCCCTTATCTCTCGCACGCCCTCGATGCAGTAGACCGTGGCGTAGCTGTCCGAGCCCGTCGGCGGGCCGCCCGGTGAGGCCGGTGGGCCATTGGCGGGTATCAGCAGCGCGGCAGGATAGCCGCCCGCCTGGCTGATATCGGCGACCGATCGAATGGCCTCGTCGGCTTCCGCGGCGATGGCGTTCCAG